CCTTGAACAATTTTTATAGCGTCTTCCGGACTTCTAGCGATGCCATGACAGACACCGTATTTTTTTAAAAATTTATGAAATGTTATTTGATCGTCTCTAGGTTTTCCAATAGGTGACTTCATTTCAATAAAGAAAATCGTGTGATCTACAGGATTGAAACCAGTCAAAATCCGGCCAGCCGTTCGGCATTCCTGGATCAAAATAACCACCGGTCAACATTTTTATTTTTCCGGCTGCTGTTCTAAAAACTTTGTAGCCATATTTTGATAAAGCTACTCGAACATCGTCTTGTATTGAATGTTCTGACATATTGTTTATTTAACAAGAAGAAACTTAATTGACCATGACCACGTGTTTTTACCAACTTACCCTATATATATACTTATTCTTCATATACTTTGTTAGAAGGAGTATATGGTATATATAGGATAAACGGTGATATTAAGGCATTTAGGGTGACCACGTAGACCACGTAATTTTAACTTTCTAACTTTAAGTAACCTCTTTTGTATATTCCTCCAATCGATTTTCTTCCATATTTCCATTGCTTTTTGTTATCCATAATGTTTTTTAGCTGTGAAGCAACTCGCCTATTCTTTAATAAATCCATTTCACCTATAGCGGCGCCAATTTGTTCCAAAGAAACGAAATTATTTGATGTTTCTTGTAAGAACTCATCTACTCTCGATTCGACTTCATCCACATACATAAACGATTCTCTTTGCTCGGCTAACATGTCTTCTTGCTCTTTAGTAAGTTGAAAGCTAAACTCGCCTTCTAAATATTCTCGGTAAACGTCCATTGCTTGACCCCAAACCTGTTGAATATAGTCGGTTTGTTCTTGCGTATCTTCCCAAGCATGATATTTAGCTTTTTCTTTGTGAGCCAGTAAAGGCATAAAGCGGCGCTCACCTGTCTTATCTTTTAAATAAGTCATTTCGTTAGTTGTTCTAGCAATTACGAAATGTTTTGAATAAGTACCAACCGTTCTCGCATAAGCTTGCCTGAACTCTAATTCAGTTGCCGTAATAAATGACTTCAATTCATCGAAACCGGATTTTCTAGTTGCTTTCATCTCATCATCGTTAACGATTAAGGCTTTTAGCATCATCGAAAAATAATCTTTATTAGTGAAGTCTTGAACCGATTGTGTGTAATAGCCAAAAGACAATTTTTCAAGCAAGGATGTTTTGCCAGCTCCCTGGCTGCCAACTAAATCCAAAACGTAATCGAACTTGAATTTTTGTTCAAAGACTTTCGCTACAGCACCGGTAAGCCAAATTTTTGTAATCATCGTTGTAACAGGTGTTTTATCAACTCCGAGAAAATCCGGAAACAGTGTCGAAAAACGATCTTTTCCGTCCCAAACCTTATGAGCTAAATTCAAGTAATCGACAACCGGATTGAATTTGTTTCTGTGTGCGACATTGCTAATCGCTGTAAAGATCAGATCCGAAGCAAACAAGACACCATAATGACTATCTAGATAGCTTCTTAATTGATTCAAAAAGTCATCATCGAGTTTTTGAATATAAAAAGTGTAACTATCCAATCTGATTAAGGCTGTGTTTTGAATGTCCTGGGTGAAATCATTGAATTTAATCGAATCCTTGAAATCATGTTCTAACAGCTTTTCGATATTAACCAACGAACTAGCCTTAATTCTTCCGTCCTTATACATGACCAAACCAGGAATCGGAGACGGCGTAACATCTTTTTTAGTAGCTAAGAACTCTTTAAATTGCTCGTTAAGTTGTTCCGGTGTCATTTCTTCTCCTCATTTCTTTTTTTAGCATCGATGTATAGGTTTTATTAAATTCGCTTTCTTCTAAGGGCTGTGGCGAGTTCTGGTTAGTCAATCGGCAAAGTTGTAAAACTGCATCGGGATCAACTCCTCGAAACAACAAACCACCGATCAATTCTGTTAGGTTGTTGTTTCTCATACCCGAACCACCGAGACCAAAAGCAATTCTTTCGAATAATTCGGCTGTTTTGCTTTTTTCGGTAATGTGATACTTATTTCTCACGGATTCTGGAATATCGTACTGGCTGTTAATCGGCTTGATAGCTTTCAATAATTCTTTAGAAGCTTCTACGATTTTATGGTGGTTAACGAATTGATAACCGTCTGACGGGGCAATCACAACATAATTGTTGATGTGTGCTTTAACATCAACGCCCTTTAGCCAACCGATATTCTGTTCGACTTCTATGCCTTTAGGTTTCATATAAAACATCTGTGCACCACCATGAGCCGTTTTCTGGGTCAAGGTAGTTGAGAAATATTCATTATGATTAAATTCTTTTAAGGATTTAAAACCGTTATTATCCTGGTGTTTATCAATATCAACTACGAAGAAATCAACTGTTCTAACGGCAATATCGGCATTCGGGTGTTGTTCCCAAATATCGTGTATCTGACTTTCGGTTAAAGCCGGCTGATCTGCAAATTTAATGATCGGATGCTTATTAGCGACCGGCAAGACATACATTCCAGCTTTTGCGTATCTTTGTGCGTATTCTTCTTTAGAACGGTAAATCGTCATCGTCGACATCGTCTTTAGTTGTGTCTTTTATAGGTGATTCTTCTTTCGTTTCTTTGGCTGGTTCTGTAGTGGCTGCTACTGGTTCTGATTCTTCGATTTTGTCGAAGTCGTAATTACGATATGGATAATCTGGATTTTTCTTATTCGGACGAATATTCAAATTAAGCAATAGTTTTGTTCCGACTGCTGGTGTTAATTGGTCAACTATCTTATTGCCGTCAACGAACTCGGATGCTTCTAATGTGAATTTGATTCCCAAAACGTAATAAAGCTTGATTAAGGTTCTGGCGTTTTTATCAAGTGCGAAGTCTGGTACCGGTTTGCCGCTTGGTGTTTTTTCTTCAAAGCCTAATTGCATATTTTCTTTTCGGCCTGCATAATCACCATCTAAGACTTCAAAGACAATTTTGTTGTAAGGGTTGAAATTCTGATCGGTATTAGGAATCTGATAAGCTACACTTTCTAATGCCACTTTATAGTTGCCGGTTGGCAATCCTGAAAATGTTTGGACTTTATCCTTTGCTGGATCAAAGTTTTCTAGGTCTTTCATAATGTCTTGTAAACTCATTTTTATTTCTCCTCTTTTGCAAAGTTGTAATCAATATATTTAAGAATTTTTAGAACTCGCTCGCTTTCGATACGAGATTGTTTGTAATGCTTTCTTTGTTCGGTTACTTGTTGTAAATATCTTTCACCGATTTTTCTGGTTCTGATAACTAAATCAGAATTGCCGTTAACGATGTTCTGCCATTTTTCTGGTAATGATGGTTGTGGTACTGGATTGCTGCCATCGGCATCGGTCATCGTAATTTCACGGCTGACATAAATAACGTTTAACGGCATTGTTCTAAGCCTGGTAACAAAACGCTGTAAAGCAGTCTTTTCGGTTGCGTAACCTTTCCCGTAAGGAATATCGGACAAGGCTTTAACACCGGATTCGTTACAGACGGCTTCTTCAATCAAAGCAACCACGTCATCGATAACATCGACAATCACTGTTTGATAGTCGTGTTTTTCAGTCGTAAGAGCCGTTATAATCTCGTCTAACTGGTCGGTAATATCCTTCGTGATTTTTCCATCTTTTCCGTATTCGTTTTTTAAAGAAATAAACGGATATTTGTTAGCCTTGGCATTGCTGTCGGTGTTTAAAAATAATGGCGCTGGAAACAATCCGGCTAAATAACTTTTTCCGCTCATTGGTTTGCCCCAAATCATAAAATTATGAGGTTCATCAACGATATGCGGGTTTACTTCGTTCTTAGGTAAAATCATAATAAGTGCATTGATCTAGCTTTGAAATACGCCCAGCCATGTTTATAGCCGTGTATTTTTGCGTATTCCTCTAATTGCGCTTGACTTTTTGCATCGTGCCAATCAGAGGGAACGTGTGAAGCGATCTCCGCTTTTATCTCCTTTTTAATATCTGCTAAGCGATTACGATTAACTTTCGCAAGCTTAGCGTCTTTTTTTATTTCGTATGCTTTTCCTGAATTGCCAGCATTTTCACTAGTTAATTCAGATCCGCAATACGGGCATAGATTTTTTTTGACATCTTTCTTATAGAAAGTTCCAAAACACATCGGACAAGTTTTTATAGGGTTTAAAAGTTCGCTTGAATGTTTACCACTTAAATTCCATTCTCTTTCTTCGTCTGGCAATCCAAATCGCCCAACGTTGTTAACGTGGTCTATTATTATTGCTTTTTTGTTCTCTCTTGGATTTAAACATCTCATCGAGAACTGTAAGAACAAAGCTAATGATTTTGTTGGTCTTAATTGAATAACACAATCAACATTCGGTAAATCAAGTCCTTCGGTAAATAAATCCCGATTAACCAATATGGTTAATTTCCCGTTTCGATAATCGTTTATTACTCTTTCGCGATTATTGCTTTCAGTTGAACCGTCTAACGCTTTTGCTTTGATACCTGATTTATTAAATTCTTCGGCAACTTTATAAGCTGATTCAACAGAATGCGTATAAACAATTGCTTGTTTACCAGCTGCTAATTGTTTGTAATATTTAACAGCGTCACCATAAATCGTGTGTTTCAATGCTTCATTAATTGATTTGTTAGAAAAATCTCCTTGACTTACTTTTAATTTTTCTGTATCAATTTCATTCGGTGCATAATAATCGAAATCAGCCATATAGCCTTTTTTAATAAACCAACTTACAGGCCTGCCAACAATCAAGTCATCGGCTATTTCTGTAAAACCGCCTTTGCCTGATCTCCAAGGCGTGGCAGTAAATAATAATTTAAAAGATTCATTGAAGTGATCTAATACTTTTAAATAACTTTTAGCCATGCTGTGATGACCTTCATCGACAAAGATTAATTTAGCTGGATATAGATTTTTTAAATGCTTAGCTGCTGATTGAATCATTGAAAACTGAACTAAACGCATATCGACTCGTTGTTCTTTAAACGTCTTTTCCGCTTGCTCAATTAATTCTTTTCTGTGAACCAGGAATAAAACACGATTATTTTTATCTGTAGTTCGCTTGGCAATATCGGCCATAATCATGGTCTTGCCTGTACGAGGGCGGCTGTTGAACAATAATTGATTTATGACCTTGTTTCATAGATTGAACAATCTTATTAATGGTTTCTGATTGATAGTCTCTTAATGTTCTCAACAGCCAATCACCCTCTTTCCCACATATAATTTTTCAAATGTGTGCCATGTTTAACGGCATAAGAAATTGATTGTCTGGGGATTTTAGTTGTTTCTTCGGCTTCGTGCAAAGAATTGAAAATATTTACTACGGTTTTATTTTTGATTTGTTTAATTTTCCAACTCATCGTATTTTTAATATTTTCAATACGATGACCATAATTAATATTTTCTTCGTTAGTCATCCATTCGAGATTATTGACGTTATTATCAGTAGTAACTTCGTTAATGTGGTTTACTGTCAGCTTATTTTTTGGATTTGGGATAAATGTTTCAGCAACCAACCGATGAACTTTTTTGTATTTTTTAAATCCTTTTTTACAAAGACAAACTCTTAAATATCCATCTGAATTTAACCAGGGTTTAATTATTTGACCTTTTTGAATACTTTTAACTTTGTCGCTGCCTTTAAATACAAATCTGTCAAGACTTCTAATTCTTCCCCAACTACTTACCTGATATGAATTTTCGTAACCTTTGATAGGCTTCCATATCTCTTTATTAGTCATACTTGACCCGATTTTGTGTAATGTAGACAATGACTTTATCTAGGTCGTCTTGAATTGATTCCCCGAATTGTTTCTTTAGCTGCGTTGGGCTTTTAACCACAAAAGCAGCTAAACCGTATTTGTTATAAAAAGCTTGTTTAACTTTGTCATCGTCACTAGCTAAAGTCTGTTTGCTTACTTCTGATGTCGAAATATGAACAAACTGTGAGCCGTTAGCTAAACGCTTTTTAACTTCGTCATCGATATTTTTAATCGGACTTTTTAAAGCCTTAGCCGTATAAGCTATGTCTTCTAAGTCTTCGTTAGTTAATTCAGAAACGAAGGCCTTGCTTCTTAATTGAGCGACACTGGCAGTAACACCGTCTTGGTCGATAATTCTTATTTCGTTACTCATGCTATAATTACCTCGTAAATTTGTTATTACTTCCGATTGCAGTCGGAAGTTTTTTATTTGTATGAAAGTTTGTAGCCTTGAACCTCTTTGCCGGTTTGAATGGCGTAATAAACATTGCAGTGTAATTTCTTGCCTGCTTTTTTAATTGATTGGATTTCAACCTGTTCGCCGGTTTTTAAATAAGTGGCTATGATTGGTTTTTGTTGTTTTTGAGCTTTATCTAACGAAGCTTTGAAAAGATCAAGACCTTGTTTTAAGCCTTTGGCTTTATGCAATATCTTTTGTTTGCTTTCTTCTTTAGTGAAACTGTTAAGCCTGATTGTTTCCATCAATTTTCAGCTCCTTGAAAGAATTCTTTTAAAGTCATACCGGATAGCTTCCATTGAACAATTAACATGCCGACTAATGAGATACAGATTCCGGCCACTGCCCCAGCGGCTAACATCGTTAGTTCTAAATTCAATAAGTTCATTTATTTACTCCAATTTTTTTATCCATCTTGTGTACCAATAAGTAATAAAGATCAAACGGTATTCCTTCTTCACTGTCTAAAACAGCTTTAACAAGATTTCTCATGTCTTTTAATCCGGATTGATAATCTTTCATAATTAGATACTCCTTAAATATTCTTCAACTTGTTTTCTTGGAAATAGAATTTTACCGCCTAAGTGTTTTTCTGAAACAATTTCAGTAAATTCTTTTCCGTATCGAATTTGTTGATCGAATGAATTAAGAGAACAAGGAATTATTTCCGCTACTTGCTTTCTTGTCATAAAAAATGGTTCTTCCATGTTTCCTCCTTTCTAAAATTAAATTTGATAGTAAATGCTATCAAGAGCTAATTTGTATAAGTGGCCACCATCAGATTCCCAATAAACGTTATTAAGCGTTTGTGGGAATTTTTTATTTAAGTTCTCAATCGTTTTTGAACTTGGGAAATCACATATATTGCTGCTTTCTGCTTGTAGTGGCAATAAACTTCCATCTTTATCTTTGTATGAAAATAAACTCATTGAGATCTCCTTTCTATGCTGGTCGTAATTCATCTGTTTTATACGATTTAATCGTACTTTGACCTAAAAAATTAATATTTTCAAAGGGCACGCCGGTTAATACCGAGAATTGTGCTGCTTTATCAATGCGGAAAAATCTTTCATAATTTTCATATTTTTGATAAGCACTAGTTGATATTCCCAGCATTGAAGCCATTCTTGACTGACTATTTGCAACTCTTTTTCTTGCATTTTCAATAGTCAATTGAATCATTTGATCGCCTCCTTTCCTTTCAACACAAATAAATATATCACGATTTAATC